ATATGAAAACAATAGATATATCTCCAGTCATTTATATTTTTTTAATGATTTTTATCTTTTTAGTTGCATTGTAATATTTTTTTATTATTTTTGCAGTCCAACATTATCATCCCCTGGTAACCAAAAACGGGATTAGACATCGGATTGGTAACTCTAAATAAGAGTGAGATTTTCTCCGGTAGTTGGAAAAAGAGCAAGGTATAAGCTCTAGTTAGGATACATTACACACAGGTATGTGTGGTGAATTAACACCAGTTTTAGTATCCTTGGGTCCTTTAGAGATAAGGAGCACTGCTAGAGTGAAATCAACGCTTGAAATAGGATCCTCAAGGGGGAAAGTTATATCCAATTGAAAAAAATACTTAAATTATTTGGAAGTATAAAAAAATAATTTATATCTTTGTCAAAATTTAAAACTAAATAATAATGACAAAGAAAAAAATTAACTTTAAACCTCTTAGAGACTGGATCCTATTACCAGATCCCAGAAAAACTAAGACAGAATCAGGCATTATATTAGATGCAGAAACAGCTAATAAACTAGTAACCAACGTATTAGAGGTATTAGATGTAGGTCCTGAAGCAAAAAACGTGAAAAAAGGTGATACAGTTATGATAGATCCTGCAGTTGCGGGTATGATCATAGAAGTAGATGAAGTATCATATGTATTAGTTTCAGAGTTCCACTGTTTAGGTATAATGTAATGGACGGATCAGTTACAATTTCATTAGAAGATTATCATGCTTTCTTAGATGCGGCAGTAAAAAATGCAGCGTCCAGGGAAAAACTATTACTTACGGCTAAAGAATTAGGAGTATTCTTATCTTATTTAGCTAGTAGAGAAGATATAAAGAAGCATGTACAATCGTTTAATGTACAATCTAGAACATCTAAAATAGAGTTTGAAGGTAATAAAGCAATAATATCATTAAGAGCAGATATATGAAATTAACATTAAACTTAGATACAACAGCTAAATATATTGCATTTTGGAATAGTATATTTAAATTAACTAGTAAAGAGATGTCTATATTATTAGATTTTGTTGCTATATCTAATCAATATGGACTATGTACATTAGAATCTAAGAAAGCTGTAGCGGCTTCTAGAGGCATAGCTGATTATAATACACTTAATAATTACGTTAAGAAATTAAAAGATAAAAATGCAATAGAATTGAAAAATGGGAGATACTACTTACACAAAATACTTGCAAATAGAGAAGAAGCCACCGTATCAGTGGTTCGAGGGAGATAAATTTGGAAATGTACTATCATTTCATTGGTTAGAAGAACAATTGATAGTAATTATTCAAACTTCTAATGGAGTATTAGTAGAATTAATAATAACAGATATATAAAATGGATGTAATAAAATTAGTAAAAAATTTCAGCTTAGAAGCGTTAAAATGGGCGGCAAATGGAGCGCCTATAGTTGAGAAAGCTGAATATGAAAGAAGATTAAATATATGTAACGCATGTGAACATTTAAAAGGAAACAAATGTGGTAAGTGTGGATGTACAATGTCAGTCAAGTGTAAGTGGGGAACAGCAGCTTGTCCAATTAATAAATGGGAAGCAGTAAAGACGAAATAATATATAAATTATCAAATAAGTACAACTTGCCTGCAAAAGTGATTAGGGAAATAATCTCTTCACAGTTTAAGTTTACTGCAATGATAATGAGTAGTGGTAATTTTGATACTATAAGATTACCGTATTTAGGTAAATTTACAGTAAATCCTAATAGAGTGAAACATATAACAAAAAGAGCAAATGCAAAACGTGATAAATTATTTATTAAAAAGATTTAAGTTTCTACATTATTGTGGTATTCATAACGAAGACTGCAGACGTAGAATTTATACAACTAAAAACAAATATCTATGTTTAAGAACGGGTAATACCCATAAAAAATTTAAATTATGAGCTTTTTACAACACATTAAAAGAATAGAATTGAATGATAATGAAAGATGGATCGTTAAATATGATAAGAAAGGACTTATTAGAGAGGTAAAACAGATTTATAAACCATCAGAATATTATGCTTTGAACTTACATAGAGGTAAAAATGCAAGACCTTTACATAATAAGAATGCATTAATTAAGATTTTAGAAGAGGATAAAATTAAAAGACGTAACTGATGAAGTTATTAGACGATTTACTATATATAAAAGATGGGGATACTGTACATGCCAGTCCTTATGCGCGTACTATATTGGAATTCAAGAACTTAAAGAGTTCGGAATTAGCTTTTATATATTTTATGATAGATCATAGATCTCCTTATGCTGTATATGAATGGGATCAACGTATAGAAGAAGTAAAAATTAGTATATTTGGAGAGAAAAAGAAATGGTCGCCATCCCCTAAAGTATTAGCTGGATGTGATAAATATGAAAAACTAATAGAAACCTCAGCCGTAAGATTATTAAAAGCAGCAAGAGAATCTATTGTTAAGTTAGAAAAATATTTTAGATTTGTAGATCTTCATGCAATGGACGATAGAGGTAAACCTATATATACTGCTAAAGATCTTATAAATAATTTAGAGAAGATGGGAAAAGTAGTAGATGGATTGACTAGACTAGAAGAGATTGTTAAAAGAGAAGAACAAGCTGCTAATTTAAATAGAGGTGGCGTTGAAACAAATAAATATAGCGTATAATGGATTTTTTAGAAGATATAGCACTTTACAATGAAGCTATGATGAATGCATATAATGTTATAACTAAAAAAGTTAAAATAAAAGATGTATTAGTTGAATTAGATGATGAAGTAGAAATTATGGAATTTCCTTTACCATTTAACCCATTTCTTCATGAAGATATATCTGATGATGAGATTGATTTAGTTATTGAACATTTCTCAGACTTAGAAGAGTATGAAATGTGTGCAGAATTAGTTGATTGTAAGAAAAATGTTAAAGAACACAAATAGAATAAGACCTGCTGCTTTAAGGTTTCTTAAACATGGAGCCTATACTAGTTTTTTACCAGGAACAAAAGATTATTATGATTTCTGGGATGAAGAACGTAAAAGATGTTTATACGGATACACAGTTGATGAAGGTACAGAAGATGAACTAAAAGTTACCGGATTTCATTATTTTTATTTAAATTATTGTCCTATTGATAGAGCTATAGATGAAATACTTCCTGATGGTACTGTACAATCTAGAAGGGAAAGAACATTTCCTAGATTTTATGATGGAGATTGGGATTACTTTAATGAGGTAGATAAGGCTAGAGCAGAAAATAAACATATGATTGTTTTAAAAGCAAGGCGTAAGGGATATTCTTATAAAGCAGGTGCAATGCTTGCACGTAATTATTTCTTTGTACGTAATTCTAAGAATTTTGTATTTGCCGCTCAAAAAGAATATCTTATTGGAGATGGATTACTTTCTAAAGCTTGGGACTTTTTATCATTTATAGATGATCATACTGCATGGGCTCAACCTAGATTAAGAGATAGAGAGATGAGTAAAATGTCTGGATATAAAAAGAAAGTTAATGGAGTAGATATTGAAATGGGGATGAAGTCTCAAATTATAGGGGTATCATTAAAGGATGCACCAGATAAGGTAAGGGGTAAAGCAGGAGAATTAATATTTTTCGAGGAAGCAGGTTCTTTTCCTGGCCTCCTGAAAGCATGGGAGGTGACTATGCCTACCATGCGTCAGGGTAGCAAAACGCTGGGACTGATGGTAGCGTTCGGAACGGGCGGTACGGAAGGAGCAGATTTTGAGGCCATGGAGGAGATATTTTATAATCCTGAAGCATATGATTGTATGAATTATGAGAATATTTGGGACGAAGGATCTATGGGAACTACATGTGGATATTTTATTCCTATACATACTAACTTAGATGGATTTATAGATGAACAAGGTAATTCTCAAAGAGAAGAAGCTATAGAATATGAAGAAAATGCTAGAGATAAAAAGAAAGGTGCAGCTGATGCCAAATCATTAGACCAATACATTGCAGAGCACCCTTTCTCTCCAGCAGAAGCTACTTTACAAGTAACAGCTAATTTATTTGATGTAGCTTCTTTACAAGAACAATATAATAAAATAAGAGCTAATGATTTATATTCTATAGGTACTGTAGGAGATCTATATCATGATACACAAGGAAATGTTAAGTTTAGACCTAATCCTACTAATAAACAAGTATTAAGGTATCCTCATAGAAGAGAAGATGATAATACAGGTACAATAGTTTTATACGAATCTCCTTATAAAAATAATAAACAACAAGTACCTCATAATCTATATGTATTATGTCATGACCCTTATGGACAAAGTCAAGCAGCAGATTCTACATCTTTAGGAGCTGCATATGTAATTAAAAGACCTAATAATTTATCTAGACCAGATGATATGATAGTAGCATCTTATGTAGGTAGACCTAATAGTTCTGATGAATATAATAGAAATTTATTTATGCTTGCTGATTATTATGGTTGTAAGATAGGGTTTGAGAATGATCGAGGAGAGATTATTGCATACGCAAAGAGATATAGAAAGTTACATAGATTACAAGAAGAATTTGAAATGTTAGATAAAAAAGAATTGCAATCTAGAACAGTAAAACGTCAGTATGGTATGCATATGACTGAACAACGAAAAAGACAGGGAGAAATATATATAAGAGATTGGCTAATTACAGTAAGGAGTACTGATGAAAATGGTAAGCAATTATTAAATTTACATAAGATATATGATCCCGCATTATTAACTGAATTAATTAAGTTTAACCATAAAGGAAACTTTGACCGTGTTATGGCGTTAATGATTGGTATGTATCATACTAAAGAATTATATAATTCAGAAATAAAAGACATATTAGAGGATAATTCAACCAATGAATGGTTTGATAGGATGTATAAATAAGTGGTATAGTAATAAAGTATATATATAAATAATAATAGTGTGTATTTTAATAAGATAAAATGCATATATTTGCAAGATTATGGGAACATATAAAGAAATACCTAGACAGAAGCTTCCAATTAAAAAGAAAAATAAGGAATGGAGAGAAGATTGTGTAAAATCTTATATCAATATTTCTAATGTAGGACACAGTGGAAGTGGTACTCAAAATGGACGAAAAAGTGATTTAATTAGATTGTATGATTTCTATAATGGTGAGATCATGGATCAAGACTATGATTATGTATTAAAACCTTATGGAAAGACTCGTAGTAACTTTCCATCTAAAATGCGTAATTATCCAATTATAAAACCTATCATTGATTTATTATTAGGAGAAAAAGCTAAACGTCCTTTTAATTATACTGTATCAGTTACTAACTCAGACGCATCTACTATTAAAGAAGAGAAAAAACAAGAATTAATATTAGAGAGCTTAAGACAAAGAGTAATAAATCAATTAAATGAAGAAGGTATGGAAACTGGTGTGCCAACACAAGATGTAGAAATGCCAGAACATATTGAACAAATGTTTGAAAGAACATATGTAGATGCTAGAGCTTTAGTAGGGCAGCATTCTATGAATTATATAATGATGGAACAAGAAGTTAAACATAAGCTACAAAAAGCTTGGTTTCATTTCTTAGTTTCCGGAGAAGCTTATACTCACAGAGGAGTGAGAAATGGAGAACCTTTTTATGATATTATAAATCCTATTGATGTAGATTATGATTTAGATCCGGATTTAGATTACGTTGAAGATGGTGATTGGGCATTAGTTAGAAAGTATGCGCATGCATCAACTATTATAGATCAATATCCCTTACT